AAACATGCCATCGAAGAAAACTGCGATTTTTTAATATGTAATTTTACTAGCTCGATACGACAAGAAATTAAAGTACGAGACGACTCACACAACATTGACTCGGTGGCAAGATACTATAATTCAGTTTTAGACAATCAGGACACTTCCATGATTTGTGGTAGTTGGATTGGTATAGATCGCCACTATCCTGGCCAAGTAGATAAGCAGACAGTTATATTAATTGAGAATTTTTTTAAACAATGTGTTGATTTTCCAAACTTGATTGAAAAAAATTATCTCTATATCAAAAGTACATTAGGCATGCTTGCTAGTTTGCCCTCTAGGCCATGGGCATGGTCACGTGGTGGCTTCGAACATGCTAGTTTTTCAAATTCATCAGCACACTGGGAATTTGATCAATTTGCTGACTCTCATATTTCACTGAACTTGTGGGACTACTATGACCCAAAACCGTTGCGTCCATATTACCATGTGGCTAATCCAACCGTTCATCAAAATGTTTGCAATCAGTACATTAAGATGTTACAATTATAATCTATGATAGAAATTAAAAATCTCACTGTCAAAAACTTCATGAGCGTAGGCAATGCCACTCAGGGCATTGACTTTAATCGCAGTGACCTTACACTTGTATTAGGTGAGAACCTAGACCTAGGCGGAGATGGCAGCCGTAATGGCACAGGCAAGACCACAATCATCAATGCGTTAAGTTATGCTTTGTATGGCAATGCTCTAAGCAACATTCGCAAAGATAATCTTGTGAACAAAACCAACGGCAAAAACATGCTAGTGAGTCTAGACTTTGTTGTCAACGGTGTTGAATATAAAATTGAGCGTGGGCGAAAGCCTAACGTGCTACGATTCTATGTGAACAATCAACAAAAAGAAGTTGAGGACGAAGCACAGGGCGACTCAAGAGAAACGCAAGATGCAATTGAACGCATCATCAACATGAGTCATGACATGTTCAAACATGTGTTAGCCCTAAACACTTACACTGAACCATTCCTTAGTTTGAAGGCCAATGACCAGCGTACTATCATTGAACAATTGTTGGGTATCACACTGTTAAGTGAACGTGCTGACCGTATCAAAGAAGCAAATCGACAAACCAAGGATGCGATTTCTCAAGAAGAGTTTCGTATCCGAGCAGTGCAAGAAGCCAACAAACGCATTGAAGAACAAATTGAGGCCCTTAAACGTCGTCAGACACTTTGGCAAAACAAGCATCAAGAAGAATCAGTAAAATTACAAACTGCACTGGATGCTCTACAAAAAATTAACATTGATGACGAAATACAATCGCATCGTGATCATACTATATGGGATCAAAAAAGAAAAGACATTAATGATCTAGCCACTCAAATCAGTAGAACCAAATTAGATCTAGGACGGGAAGAAAAAGCTGTGGCCAAGCTGGCCAAAGAAATTGCCACTTTAGAATCGCACACTTGTCATACTTGTGGACAAGCGTTTCACGATCAAAATCATGAAACTGTGTTGGCTACAAAACAAAAAGATCTCAATGAAGCTCAAGAGCGACAACAGGAACATGCTGATATGCTACTCAATCTTGAGTCTGCGCACACTGGCCTTGGCGAGCTTGGCAAGCCACCACGCATGTTCTACGACAAAGAAGAAGATGCTATTCATCATCGGGCTACTTTGGCAAATCTTCATCAACAGATTACTGCCAAGTCGCTTGATGTTGACCCTTACCAAGAACAAATTGATGAGATGACTGGACAAGCTCTGCAAGTGGTATCATATGAGCCTCTCAATGAACTTACTAGACTACAGGACCATCAAGAGTTCTTGCTTAAACTACTCACCAGCAAAGACAGTTTTGTACGCAAGAAAATTATTGATCAGAATTTGAGTTACCTAAATGGACGACTCACACACTACTTGGATCGCATTGGGTTGCCGCACACAGTCAAGTTCCAAAACGATCTTACAGTCAGCATCGAAGAACTGGGTCGCGAACTAGACTTTGACAATTTGTCAAGGGGCGAACGCAATCGATTGATCTTGAGCATGTCATGGGCATTTCGTGATGTATGGGAAAGTTTATACAGTCCCATCAACTTGTTGTTTATTGACGAGTTAATTGACAACGGGTTAGATACCCAGGGTGTTGAAAGCAGTTTGGCCTTACTTAAGAAGATGAGCCGAGAACGGCACAAGAGTATTTGGTTGGTGAGTCACAGAGACGAACTTGCTGGTCGGGTGGAAAATATTCTTAAAGTGGTCAAAGAAAACGGATTCACCAGCTATAACAACGATGTAGACATAGCATAATTTTAAACATTTAAGGCATAACAGATAACTACATGTCCTATGACATGGTTATATCAAAATCAAACAATCAACGACTTGCCAGGAGATTGTATTGGCTTTGTGTACATTATAACCAACATCACTTCGGGACGCAAATACATAGGCAAAAAACTAGCAAAATTCTCCAAGACAACACAAAAGACAGTTAAACTTAAAAACGGCACTAAGAAGAAACGGAAGATTCGAAGCAAAGTGGACAGCGATTGGCGCGATTACTACGGTAGTAGCCCGGAACTTTCCAAAGATGTTGAATCGTTAGGCAAAGACAACTTCTCTCGCGAAATACTTTACTACTGTAAATCCAAATCGGAATGCAGTTATATTGAGGCTCGCGAACAATTTTCAAGACGAGTGCTGGAAAGCAAAGATTACTACAACGGTCACATTCAGGTTCGCGTTCACGGTTCCCACATAATCAACAAACTCTGACGTAAAGTCAAATCAATCACAGTATAAAGCAAGCACAAGCTAACGTCGTGTGCCCTAGACCTGGATCCCGGATCACAGGGATGGAAGCCTTGCCGCTGTAGCAAGCACTCAATCACTATCCTTGACCGGACGAAGATCGCAAAACGCCAGCGGTTTGATTGTTTGAAAAAATAAAAAGCTAAAAAGACGTCACAGTGATGTGACACCTTATACTACCCAGTTAGCGTTGAGTAGTATAAATGCCGTTGTTATAAAGACGGGGCTCGAGGTACAGGACAACCGCCTCTGCAAATGCTCTAACGCTATGTGACTGGTTCAACTCAGATGATGCCAGCTATTCTTTGCCCTGAGCGGGCAAAGTGTGACCAGTTAATCTAGATGATACTTAATATCGCTTCGCTCTGTTATGTTGTTATTGTTTACTGAAAAACTATGTGTGAGCGATAGCGATACACATAGATGTACGCAGTACATCTCTAATATATCTTCTCTTCGGTTATGGTGCTGTTGCAAATTGTGTTGATTTGTCGTTTAATACTTGCACGTAAATCGTTTTTGATATAGACATTACGTGCCAACTCAATAAACTTGTCATCAAATTGTTTTTGTTTTTCGTGATGGCGTTTGCTGTCTTCAATATCCCAAAGTTCAGAATTCACTTGTTTGAGTTGTTTAGTTAGATCCACAATTTGATCTGGCAATGTCAATGTGTGTAATATATTCAAGAGGTGGGTAAGTTCAACTGTTACATTATTGGCTTGCATGGGGTTCTGAGCATTGACCCGTTTGATTTCTAAAATAGTAATCTTGTCAATTAACTCACCTACACTGATTGGCACACTCACTATCATAGATTTTGATCTGGCCAGTCTCTAAACAGTGCGTGTTGTATATTACCTGACACAAATTGATTGAAGCTTTTGTGTTTGGTTTCCAGCTCACCTTCTAAGGGTGCTACTCGCTTGAACGCTTCATCCATTTGAGCCATGTCTCTAAACTCCATGATGATCATCCATTCTGGCATGGCGGCAATACTGCGAAAGCCCATCTTGCAACGTGTGATGCGATAGTCCTGCATTTTGCCTTCTGATTTCAAGTGATCAAAAAAACTCTTCATGCCGTTGACCCAATCAAGATCACTGATGTCACCTTCTTTGTCTGCCCAAATTGTATATAAGTCTGCCATATTTTACTCCATTGGTCCTAGTATTTCAAATCCCATCATCTCGGATTTGTACAAGTGTGCCTGCTCAAGATACAAGTATTCAAATCCTCGTTCCTTGTAGATAGCACACTCAGTTTTTAATGTTTCTATTCCTAGACGCAATTGGGGATTGTTGTAGTTCCATGCAAATTGATCGCACAGTGCGTTCTTGTCATCGTAGCGGTGAATCAAAGAGAATGCCGCTAGTTTATCCTCGTCATAGTACCCTATAACATCAGTTGCTGGGTCAGTATAACGACTATCAAATATGGGCATCACACTTGCAAACTGTTTATATTTGCAGTAGTCCCTGTAAATGGTGTTTAATTTTTTTATGTCTGGAAAAACCAAATATTCCCACTTCACTGTGGGTGTGTAGTTGGTCTTGCTTAGATTGATACGTGCAAATTGATAGCTCACTTGCGAGGGTCCTGTCGGTTAGCAAACAGCATTTGTAGATAATATTCTGGCCAGGTATCGTAAAATCCTTTTTTGGCCATCAAACCAGCTTTGTTGTTGAGATCACTGAGACTTTGAATCAAGGCCAATGCATGGGTACCTTGATTCATGCACACACCGTTTACTATTTCTGGGTCATCAGGATGATCTTCTAACGCCAGGA